CTATTTTCTGGGGTACCAATAAGCCGGCTTCATGGCTTACGGATGACATCTATGGTGCGACGGTGACCGCTGGCAATGTGGCCACCGAAACCGCTGATCTCGGTTTGGATGTTGGCGGTCTCGCGGAAATCGCCGCGAAAGACGGCATCAACATCAACGGTTTCGTGTGTGGTCCTGGGTTTAACTGGCGTCTGCGGAATCTGCGGGTCGCTAATGCCCCCGTGTTCTCCTCGACTGTCGACAGCAACACTCTGACCGCCGGTATTCAGGGCACCCTCTACGGGTATCCATTGAAGGAAACCACGAATGGCACGTGGGATGCGACTAAGACAACCCTGTTCATGGGCGACTGGTCGCGGCTCTATGTTGGTGTCCGTAAGGACATCACCTACAGCATCCACGATGACGCGGTGATCACCGACGCCGACGGCAAGGTTGTGTACAACGCCATGCAGCAGGACTCGAAGATCATGCGGGTTGTTGCCCGCTACGGGTACACCGTTGTGACCCCGTCGACTTCTCTGGCCAATAAGCCTTGGCCGTTCTACGCGCTGCGTCCAAGCGGCGCGCCTGCTAGCTAATAACCGTGTGTTGGGGCAGCCCCATGGTTGCCCCAACCCTGCTCTAGGGGTCCTTGTGTCAGGTAAGCCAGCTGTCCTTTGCTACGCCCATATCTACACGGGTCTAGGCCAAAATTCGGGGGGCGATAGCACCATCCATGAGCTGTTGAAAGCCATGGTCGCGGACGGTTGGGACGCAAAGGTACTCGTCTACAACGCCCCCCGACCATTCGAATCGTTCACCCTTGATGGTGTTCGTGTCGAGCAACAGCGTGACCGTCGGGATCCTATCGCCGCTATTCCACAGGCGAATCTTGTTCTCGCGCATCTTGATGGAACTGAGCGTTCCTGTTTTATCGCCCGAAAGTTCAAGACACCGGTTGTTCAGTATATTCACAATTCGATGGCCCCAACGCACGCGTATGTTGGGATGAAATGTGATTTGGCTGTGTTCAACAGTCAGTGGATTTCTGATTCGTACCCAGAATATGCTGGTGCCAGGATTATTGTTCGACCACCAGTCGATCCTGCCGATTATGCGGCCACACTTGATAAGTGTGGCGAGATAACGCAAGTGAACATGTGGGTCAACAAGGGTGCCGAAACCTTCTACCGGTGCGCGGAGGCCCTACCAGACCTAAGGTTCGGGACTGTGTATGGCGGCTATGGTCCGCAGGATATTCGGGAAATGTCTAACGTAACCCACCATCCTAACGTCCACGACATGCGTGAGGTTTATGGTCGGGCAAAGATCATTCTGATGCCCTCCCTGTATGAGTCGTATGGGCGGGTCGCCGTTGAGGCGTTGGCGACGGGTATCCCAAGTATTGTCGCACCAACCCCGGGGCTCAAAGAAGCCTTGGGTGACGCTGGCACCTACGCTAGCAGCCCTGAGGACTTCATACGGGAGATCAAACGGCTCACTGGTAGTCGTGCCTACAACGCGGCTGTTAAGCGGTCTATGGCACGCTCAGAGGAACTCTGGGCACAATCCCAGATTGAACTCAGCCGCTTCCTGGTTCTCGCCAGGCAAACAATGGAAACCGGCAAACTGTTAAGGGGGTGGTAGCTATGGCGTTGCTCACGGTCGCCGACGTCGCGACAGCGGCGGGACTAACCATCACCACAGGTAGTGCCGAAGAAGACCAATGCCAATTTTTCTGCGACACGATCGAGTCATATTTGACCGAGCTGATAGGCGTCTTGTTCACCTCGCAAACTGTTGTTGGTCGGCTACAAGCCGACTACGACGGCATCATCACATTGCCATTCCGGCCGGTCACCTCGATAACCTCGGTCGAGACTATTGATGGGGATACCCGCTCGAATTGGCAGTGGAATGGTATCGACGAGATCGACCACTTGGAAGCACATGAGGTTGTTGACATCACCTATGTGGCGGGGTATTCGGCGGCACCAGCGGTGCTGAAGAATATTGCCATCTCGGCGGCTAGCCGATTGATGATCAACCCAACAGGGGTTCGCCAACAGACCGTTGGCGCCATCTCGGAGACGATTGCCGCGGGTGAGGGCACGGCGGGCAGTGTTTGGTTCACAGCGCAGGAGAAGGAACTTCTCGCCCGGTATCAGACAACTATGGGAACGTTGCGGCTTGGTCCCCGAGACAGCTTGTGGCGTGCGACGCTACCGATTCTGTGAGGGTGTCTGATCATGGTTCGCATGCTTATGACCGATACGGCGACACTCGTGCGGTTTCCCCGCACGAAAACCCGGTATCGGCACGAAACAGATCTCACAGACCCCGACGAAATCTATGAGGGCAAGTGCTCTTGCCAACCCTTCCTTGGGTTGGAAGATGAGATCGACAGAGATACCCGGACATCGCAACTACGACTTATCTCGGATGACCCAGGATTCTATGTTGCTTTGGCAACGGATTATATCGACTATGATGGTGCTCTTTGGAAGATTGATGGTCGGCCGTTCAAATGGACCCTACGCGGCGCCCACCACATCGAATTGAATATGCGACTGGTGGAGGGCTGAGCGATGGCGGCAAGCCGAAGCAGACCAGACGTGAGTCACTTCGAATTCGAACCAACATTCGACTACAACCTGCTGCACTGGAAAGGCAGCCTGAACGGTGTTGGCAACCGGTTTCGTCTTATCGCTGACCAATATCGGTCTAGGGTTCGCACAGCGGCGCGCAAGGAGTTGTCATCGTATCAGGCGCGCATGAATAATGTGAGTAACCGGTATTCGAATACCGGTTCCACGGAGTATCTCATGGCGAAAGCCATGGTTTACAGTCTCAGCCGCTATGTCGAACTAGTTTATGCTATCGAGGAACATGGCACCACCCATAACCGGGCTTGTGTTGCCGCCGGGCATGCTGCCGGGGCACAAATCGAATACGGTGGTGCCGACGCTGTCATCGATGTTGATGGCTATCCGTTGCACTATCCGGCTATGAGTATCCTTAGGAGTGTCCTATGACCTGTAGCGGGACACTCCCCGATGTTTTACAAGCCGTCATGGACATTCTGGAAGGTGCCACAACCCTTTCCACCGTTGACGAAATATCCGCTGACCTAACCGCCTATGTGACAGGCGAAATTTGGATAGTTGTCAACGAGGCCCCCGGTTCGGTGATCGTTGAGGGGCGGCTCTGGCGGTGTCTTTTCGATCTGAATTGTTTCGCCCCAACGTTTGGTGAGGCCAGAGATACCTGTGTCGCCGCACAGCAGGCCCTTGTCGCCGCGCTGAACACAGCGACAACCGATCTGATCATCACTAAGGTGGTGACGGAAACACCACCCTATTTGATGACAGATTATGTGAGTAATGTGCCACGTTATGTGTGCACGATGGCCGTTTATTGCCGGCCCGTCTAAGAGGATGTGAGCTATGACCACTGATGACCTTGTTAGGGTCGGCGTAACTGGCAACGTTTACGTTGCCGATGTCGGAACAACCCTACCAACCGATATTTCTACCGCGTTGACAGCGTTTACCGCTGTCGGCCATATCGACCCCGACGCACTGACCGAGGCTTACTCGGTCACTTCAGAACGTATCCGTTCGTGGCAGAAAAAGGCCGGTATTCGGACCGTCGCAACAGAGGTCGACTGGACATTTACGTTCGTCGCCATGGAAACGTCGCCGATTGTTCTGGAACTGTATTACGCCGGGGCGGCGTCAACCACCGCTGGTGGAGTTAGCACCACCACGGTCACCAATGAGCCTGGTGTTGTCGCCAAGGCTGTTGTCATCGAGATAATCGATGGGCTTATCACTACCCGGTACACGTTCCCGGTTGTTGAGATCTCTGAACGTGGTGAGGCTTCGCACAATGGTGGTGTGGCTTCGGGTTATGAGCTGACCATGAGTATCACGGGTGATTCGGCTAACCTCGGTTACCGCATTACCAACGATCCCGATTTCGCGACTCTTGCAAGCTGATAGGAGTATTAAGATGGCTGGCAACAATGCTCTCACCAAAGAGCTTTCCGATAGGGACTTTATCAGGCTCGAAGTGCTTGGAGACACCTATCGGCTTCTCCGGAAGTTCAAGCGGCTTCGGTTCCTCGGGAAGCTCCAAGCTGACCCCGTCGGTGCACTCTCGATGGCTTTCTACCCGGAGGATTGGGAGCGTCTAGCAGACACCGACATGGATGACAGTGATCTGGAAGTTGTGATCAACGCTGTGTCCGAGGCCCTTGTTGGGAGCCCAAAAAACTAGCCATGCTCACGAAAGTCTTCAATGACTTTAGTGAGGAATTCGAGGTCGAACTGGCGAAACTCGGGGTTGATCTGCGGGAAGCCGACAACCCTGAGTCGTCGTTGACACTCCGTCGCCTATGGGTCTTGTACCGGGCTATCCCTACACGTAGCCTCATCTCTCTGGCTGCCGCCGACTCGCAGCCAGATGAGGCGCGCTGGGGAGAATCCGAACATCTGCTCGCAAACATCTTTGACGCGATACGGTCCCTGGAATACACGTTCATACGTGCCAACACGAAAAAGGGGCATGGTCCGGGTAAACCGCCCCCACCGCATCCCCGACCCGGGGTGCGGAAGAAGCGGCGGCTAGCCGACCGTTTTCCCGGAAAAACTGTTTATGTGGGTCCCCCCGCACACTGATGCGGGGCTACCCGGAGGGAGGGAGCCCTTATGGCGATCAAAGCCGGAACCGCATATATCGCCTTTGAGCCTATGGGTCTCGCTGACCTTCGGGCGCGGCTTATGGCCGCTATCACAGCGGCAGCCACAGCTGCCGCGCGGGCTGGTAATACCGCCCTGAACAATGCTGGTGGTGCCGGAACGGCTGGTACGTCGGCATTTGCCCGCATGGCGGCTGCCATCGGTACAGCCTCGACAGCGTTGAGAACATTGGGTACTGCACTTACCACCTTGGGTTTCCAGTTGCAGATACTCGGTGCGACTATGTCCCTGGTTTTCACGGCCCCTATTGCCCTGATAACCACGGCAGGTTTAGCGATAGGTGTCAAGTATGCGGCGAACGTTGAGACCGCCACAGCAGCCCTGAAGGCCCTTCTACCAGCAGGCTACGATGTTGCCGCCCTAATGGATCGTCTGGCAAAGGTCGCTGTCGAGTCACCAGTCTTCGCCGTTGACGACCTGGTGACGTTTACACAAAAAATGGTGGCCTCCGGGCAGGAAATCAGCAAGGTAGAGACCTTCCTGAAAGCCTTCGGGAATGTTGCCACAACAACCGGTGTGTCTACGGACAAGATGTCTCGGGCACTGGAAGCCGTGTCGCAGATGGCCTCTAAGGGCACTGTGAACATGGAAGAGTTGCGGCAGCAGCTCGGTGAGGCTATGCCTGGGGCGCTGAAACTGGTTGCCGACGGGCTAGGCATCACTCAGGCGAAGTTGTATGACCTGGTTGCCGAAGGCAAAATCTCTGCGACCGATGTGATGGACGCGTTCATCAAAATCGGTAACAGTGCCACCTATCTCAATGGCGCGTCGGCGGCAGCCGACACACTAACCGGCCGCTGGCAGGCGTTGAAGGAAAGCATTCAGGTTCGCCTGGGTGAAGCGGTCATGGACAACATGGATGCCATCAAGAAGGCATTCGATGATGCCACACCAGCGATTTATGCCATCACTGACGCCATAGGGGCGTCGGTGCCAACAATCGTCGACTATCTTGGAAAACTTGTCACGAAGATAAATGAACTTCGTGAGGCTTGGGGAAAATTAAATCCCGAACAGCAAAAAATGGTTATGATCATTGCCGCTCTGATGGTGACACTTGGTCCGCTACTCGTCATCCTTGGAACACTCCTTGGTGCTATCGGAACAATCGTCACAGCGGTCAGTTTCCTGATCAGCCCTTCCGGGCTGGTTGTTATCGCGTTCGCAGCTTTGGCTGCTGGTGCGGCGTGGTTGTACTTCAAACTTAAAGACCTTTGGGAATCGTCTGAGGCTGTGCGTAAGAAGTTCGGTGAATTCAAAGACAAGGCTATCGAGCTTTTTACTCCGTTGAAGGAGGCGGCGTCCACGATCATCCCGTCTTGTAAAAAGGCCTGGGATGAATTCAAGGACTCCATGAGTGAGATCGACTGGGGTCCGACCATCGACCTGTTGAAGGTCCTTGGAAAACTCCTGGCCGGTTTCATTCTCGGCAACATCATTGTTGTCATCGGGGTAATCGGGGGTCTCGCTGGAAGCATCGGTAAGGTTGTTGAGGCCCTAGGTCACTTCATCGCTGGACTCGTGAAAGTCGTCACGGGAATCATCAACTTTGTTGCCGCTCTCGCGGTTCTCGACTTTGGTGGCATGTGGGATGCGCTGAAACAGATCACCGATGGGCTTGTTGAGCTGATCTGGGACACCCTATGGGATGCTGTCACGGCTATACTCGACTTCTGCAAATGGTTCTATAACACCACTATCGGGCTGTTCAAGGAACTGATGGACAAGCTGGTTGGTCACAGCATTGTTCCCGACATGGTTGATGCCATTGTTGAATGCTTCAGTACCCTTGTCACATCTGTTGTGCAGATACTCGCATCATTCCCGTCGAAGATCGCGGGCAAGTTCACCGAGATGAAAGACCAGGCCGTAGCCCGTGTTTCGGCCCTTGTCTCTTCGGCTGCCAGCAAGTTTAGGGAACTCATATCGAGGTTCGCGGAAATCGCCAATGGGGTCAAAGACAAAGTTCAGACTGTTTTCGATAGGGTCAAGGCCCTGCCGGGGCAGATAGTTTCTGCCATAGGCTCTCTCGGCAGCATCCTCTACAGTGCCGGAAAATCCGTTATCCAGGGTCTGATCAATGGTATCGATGACAAGGTTGGTGCGCTGAAGAGCAAGGCTTCCAGTATCGCGAACAGCATCAGGGACACGATCAGTAGCGCCCTGAACATCGGATCACCATCAAAGGTCATGTTCGAGCTGGGGCGCTTCGCCACAGAAGGCCTTGTGCTTGGTTTGTCGGCGGACAGCAGTGACCTTGTCACTGCCGCTAAGACGTTGGCCTCGACAACGATCGCACCCATTGAGGGTGCGGCGGAAACATCGACGGTCGCAAGGAACGCTGCCCTGAACATTGGCACATTCGTTGCGAACAGCAAGGCCAGTGCCGCCGAGCTGGCGGAAGAGATCCTGTGGATGTCGAGCACTAGGGGGTGGGCACTATGACAGGTGGTGCCCTTATCACAGGTGATGGGAGTCTCGAATTCAACGAGGTGCTTCTAGGCGACGACATCACAACGTTTTGCACGACGATCACTGGGTGGGATGATCTGTGTGATGTGTCGACAGCGTCAGCTGATCTCGCCATGTATCATGGTGGCCGGGTAGGCCGCTACTATGCGAGGCCACGCACTATCACCTGGACTGGTGTTGTTCATAGCACCGCAGAGGCCAGTTTCCCTGCCACGGTAGCGGCGTTGCGTGCGGGTTTCGGGGTTAACCGCTCCGAAACCCAGATGCCAATTTACATTCGAACCCATGACACAACGTTGCGATGCTATGGGTCGGTGACTAAGCGGAGTATCCCTAATGATCGTATTTTTGGGTGTGCCCGGATAGCTGATCTGAGTATCCAATTTTATTGTCCTGACCCGCGCCGGTACTCGTTGACGTCGACAACGTTGGTGACGGACTTTCCGTCTGTCACCGCGGATGGCCTGGACTATCCATTGGTTTACCCCTTGGACTATGGGGCGACCGTTACCACGGGTTCGATTTCGTTCTCAACATCGGGGGATGCCCCGGTTCCTGCGGTGTACACATTCACAGGCCCCTGCGTCAATCCTAAGCTGACGAACAGCACCACGGGCGCCCATGTGGCGTTTGCCCTGACGCTCGCGTCAGGGGACAAGCTGGTGTTGGACACGGCGGCGGGTACCGCCGTGCTGAACGGCACCGCCGACCGCCTGTACACGAGAACCGTTGACTCGTCCCCGATGCTCCTACTGGAGCTGGAACCGGGGACGAACAGTTTGTATGCGACCGGTAGTAGTTGGAGTACCGGTGCGACTTTGACCATTGCCGCCGCCAATGCGGCCTATTTCTAGGAGCACTCCGTGACGGTACATGCGTTAGGTTTGTCTTCGGGTGTTACGAACCTTCAGATGCACCGTCAGACCTTGGAGGGTCTGACTACACAGGTTGGGACAACGAGCCCCTTTTCGGGGCTCTCCGGCCTTTACAGGGGCTGCCCGATCTCGTATACGGCTGTTACCACGATGAGTATTAGTGTTGCCCCCTTTGTGGCTTGGATTAAGGGCACGTCGACTACGACGCAGGGTGGCTATCCGTTCATCTCGGATACTGCTGTGACCATCACCTTCGATGATGGGAATGCGTCGACAGCCCGGACCGACAAGATTATTGCCCGGGTTCAGGACAACACCTATGATGGTGGTGGTGTTACAGCCGCCTCGGTCGCCTATTGGAAGGGTGACACGACTACTGGTGCGGCAACAGCGTTGCCGGCGTCCTGTCTTGAGCTGTATTCGGTGGTTGTGCCCGCCGGGGCAAGTGTTGGCACGGGTGGCATCACATGGTCTACCGCGCTAACAGCAACCTATGTTTACACATCCGCCAGTGGTGGGGTTGTCGACTGTAATACTGCCGCTAAAACCACAACCTTTGTTGGGAAAGCACCCCCGCAGGGCACCCTCATTTGGAGAGATGATCAGGGGTGGTTCGAGTATGTGCGGTCGGGTGTGAACCGTCCGTTGACGGTTCCCATTAACTCGACTGCCGCAACATTGCCAACATATGTGATGTATCCGGCAACAGGGTCATGTGCGTTCGTAAACGACCTGCATTTGTTGATGCGCTATTCGGGCACTGCATGGGTGCCGGTAATCAACGTGCCAATGTGTATTCTCAGCCATGCCACATCAGTTGCCACACCAGTCGAGATAGCGTGGGATACCGAGGTGTTTGACCCGCTGGGTTGGCATTCGACGACAACGAACCCATCAAGGATCACACCAACAATCGCAGGCTGGTACGAAGTGAATTCGAAATGGGGAATTATTCCCACCGCGGCAACAAGGATGCTCACAAAGATACGCAAGAATGGCGCCGACATTGTTGGTGGCGAACACACAATCATGTCGACGACATCGTTGTATGCGTCGTCGTCGTTCACCGCACCACCCGTTTACCTGAATGGATCAACTGACTACATCAGTGTTAACGCGAGCACCGGAGGGACCGATGCTGTCGCGGTATCGGCGACGGGTTTGCAGCCGTTTGTAAGTGTGAAACTTATCCGGGTTGACCAAACATAGGGGCTTGTTGTGGTTTTGTTTCTAGTTGACGCCCACCTGACCTATCAGGCGGGTCTTAGCATGTCCGCTGTAGCCTCGGAAGGCTACAGCGGTGTAATCGTCAAGGCCTCGCAGGGCTGCACGGGTTATCTTGCCCCGGCGGGTTTCGACACGTGGATATCGGAGATCCGTGCGGCCGGCATGACGCCTGGCGCCTACCATTGGTTGAACGAAACCAGCGGGGTGACTCAGGCAAACCGGTTCGTTGACCGCCTAACCTCGGTGGGCGGTTCGGAAGGCATGATCTGCGCCGTTGACTGTGAGGACTCCGATAATCCGGCGACTCTGCAAGTCCTGACGGACTTCATCACCACATTCAAATCTCGTACGAGCGGCCATCCGCTTTTGGTGTATAGCGGTAACTGGTGGTGGACTTCCCGGGGTTGGGATATCTCGGGTTTGGGTGTGCACCTATGGGATTCCCGATACGTCAGCGGCACGGGAACCGGTTCGGCCTTGTACGCCAATGTTCCGGCCACGTGGTGGGTCCCCCGATATTCGGGTCTCGCCAGAACAACCCTGCTCCAGTTCACATCGACCGCCACGGTCGACGGGCAGTCTGTTGATGTTTCGGCTTTCGAGGGGGGTGCCGCCGAACTGGCGGCGCTGACAACAAATACCGCTGTGGCAGCCACCCTGGCTGCCACCGTCGCAGTGGAGGAAGACAACATGCCATATCTCGTCAGCTTGGACGGAAAGCCTGAGATTTTCCTGTCAGACGGTATCTATGCCCGGCATGTCGCCAGCAGTGCGGACCGTACTGTCGCCGATTTTAAAACACTGTCCGATGAGGGATCATTGCCGTTGGGCAACAGCGCCGGGGTACGCGGCGTGTCAAACCCGACACTGATTGGCAGGGTTCTCGCACCGGTGCCGGCCGGCTGGGAGGACTACGCGGCTGATACCGCCAACACCCCTGTGTCGCTGTCGGATGCCCAGCTGTCCTCGATCGCCGCTGCCGCTTCTGCGGCTGTAGCCGCATCGCTGACGACTGTCTTGTCTGCGGTTGGCGCCGCCGGCGACGCCCTGGGCGCCCTGAACGATACTATTGCGGCCTGATAACCAGCGTAAACCCTCTGAGAGCCACATAGCGGCTCTAAAACGTCTTGGGGGTACCCCAGGGTACCCCCAAGCTTGTTGTGTAGCTTTTATTTGGTGATCTCTGTGGCGTCAACCAGGTTCAGATACCGGACCTGATCAGCCTCCCGACTCGGGGCCGTCTTATTTCACTGCCCGTACTTCGATGAGGGTCGCGGCAGAATAGTACTTTCGCCGACGACCATTGCAGGTGGCCAGGAACTCTCGCAGAAGCTGTTCATCTGTCGGATCAATCGTATCCGACAGGAGAGCGACACGTGTCCGTGTCGGCTCACTCGTATGGCCAAACAGCAGGTGATACTTTTGTCCCATGACTATTTTCCGCGCTGGTAGAAGTCGATAAACTTCCAGTGTGGGGGGAGTTCCTCCCCGGCTTTCGCCTGATACTCGGCGAGAAGAGCCTTCCACTTTGGCTCTCTAAGTTCGCTCGTGTGGGACCGATATTTGAGATTCCCATGTCCGTCACTGTCGAATACAAGCATGTATTCGACACCTTTCCTGCTCACCTGTGTCTCCTCACTGTTTCGGTTCGTAGAAGTCTGTATCCGGTGCATATCGGATTCTGGTAGATTTTCTTCAGTCCGGGGTTGAGGCTGGCATACCATTCTCGGCACAACGATTCGAGCTTATGTGCGGCGATCCCCGTTGCCTGCCGGAAAGTGCTTAGTAGCACTTGCTCTGATTTGCTGCCAAAGTTTTTGCCAGTAGTGTATTCGATATCCAACCGGTAGATGAAGACTTTCCCCTCATCAGCCATTGAGCACGATTCCTTCTACGATGATCGAGTGGCTTCCGGTAACTATAGTTCTGTCACTTTGCTGATGCGAATCTTGCCCTGCCACTTTCGGCCTAGATTCTTGCGGACAGCCCGCTCTGCATACAGTCTGGTCCGCAACGGCTCTTTTGTTTCTATTTCTGTTTCCGCCTCAACCCACATGTCGGCGTGGTCGGGCAGCATTAGATACTCGACAAGGTACTTCACAGTTTTGTCACCTTCACAATGGTGATCTTGTCTGTCCACGCGGGGTCAAGTTTACTTCGCACGATAGTTTCCGCAGCCGAACTGTCCATGGTGTCACCGTGGATTTCCACTTCCATCGTGCGGTTAAGCCATACCGCGTTGCCATAAGGCAACGATAGGTACTCAATAGCGAACCGGTTCATATCAGTGGCACCAACTTGTTAGTCCAGCCGACGACAATGATGTTTGCCCCTTGGGCAATGCGTTCGACTTTTCGAACACTCCTATCCGCAGCTTCGATGGAAACCACGGGATTCCGGGACAGAAACTTTTCAGTGAAACGTGTTCCTAAATCCGCGTATAGCCGATATTCGATTTCACATTCCCACATGCTGTCTTCTTCCATGCCTTTTCCTTTCTAACGGGTCTGGTGAGTTATGAGTCTACCATATTACCTCAGGTTCGCAGACCTGCTCACCGATGATGACATCATAGACCTTGTCGTCCCCTTCAAGGCCGAACGTCGAATCATCACAACCGGCGCGTTCAACACTAGCTTCACTATCCCGGACAGTAGTCTCGGCGCGCAGATAAAGAAAATCATCTCGTCGAAGTCAGTGGTCTACGCGCATGCTGGCGACCAGATTATCGGTGTGTACATTATTTGGTCGAAGAAACTGTCGCGAAACGCGTCTGGTGAAGTCACCTGTAGTATCCAGGGCTCGACAATGGAATCCTATTTCTACCGGCGGCTACTCGACACGAATCTAACCTATACGGGTATTGAGCAGACCGAGATAGCGTTGAATCTTGTTAATGGTGCCATGACTGGCACCAGCACCTACCCTAATGCCGCCGGCATAGGCTTGGAGATCACCAGGGACATTTCTGGTGTTGCACGTGACCGAGAATACTTGGCCTCAGACAACGACACCTACGGTGATCTACTAGAAAATTTGTCATCGGTTGATGGCGGTTTCGAGTATACTGTTGACGCTTTTATCGATGGTTTGGCTCGAACCAGAAATCTCCGCATCCAATATCCGTCGCTACGGTCAACATCGCAGGTGTTGACCGCCGACGAACCTGGCGACATTATCTCTTGGAGTGTTACAGAAGATGGGACGCAGGGTTATACCAGGTTTCGGGCTCGTGGTAAGGCTGACACATCGGACCCCTCGTTGGGGTCTGAGCCTATCGTGTCGTCCTGGCATGAGGCCGACAGTTGGCTTGCGGCTGGCTATCCGCTGCTGGACGCGTCATCGGACTACACCTCGGTGACCGAGGTGACGACCTTGGACAAGTATGCGGCGTGGTGGAAGGCCAACCGGTCGGGACCACTACAGGTCATCACTTTGGTGTTGGACCCGCGGCGCATGAATGCTCAAGGCTTCAGCCCGTTTGCCTTGGGTTGCACTATCTCAGCACGCCTGAATAATCCGGCGTATCCGACGGTTTCCGGTGCCCCGGGGCTTGTTGTTGACAGCCGCATGATCGGTTTTGATCTTGATGTGTCCTCCGAGGGTGAGGACACATATACCGTCGTTGTCGAATCAGACTTTGATCCCACGGAGGTTGCCTGATGGCCGGTTTGCCAAGCTACCGGGTTGATCCCGGAAAATACTTTCGGGACCTGAACAAAACCAGTGTCGACGCTTTTACCGCCGACAACACCAGGGATCCTATCTACCGGCCGTGGTCGACTCTCGCTGTGATGGACGGTGACGCGTCGCGGTGGCGAACCAGTGTGTCTAGTTCCTGGACAACGTTTCAGGCCGTGGGGGGACCTAACAGCCACCCTAGATACACCCTCTACTTCGGGGTCGTCGCACCAGCAGGCGGTAGCCAGGTACAAGGCCTATGGATGGACCTATCAACAATCCTATTTGGCCCTATCGATATCCCTAGCACCGCCGGCCTGCCCGTCTATTACGCGGTCACCTACGATCTGTCAGAGATTCCCAACGGCCCCGACCACTACGAGGCCTTCTACTTTTACACGCAAGCCCGGAGTATCTCTCCAGGGAATGGTACGGCCCTGAGTACTTTCGGATCGTGGGGTGTTGAGCCTACACACACGGCGGGTATTCCCGTCTGAGGGGGAGGTATGGAACTGATCCTGACTGTCGCCGGACCACTTATAGGGGCTGTTGGCGCTGTTGTTGCCGCTGGTGTGGCCTGGCTTACCGTGCGGGGCAAAAACCGCGCTGAAGCCATGAAAAGCAGTGTTGAGGCTATGGACATAGCAATGAAATCGACATTGACATGGTTGCACAGCTTGGAAACGAAAGTGTCAATGATGCAAACCGAAATAGACGGTTTGCGTGGCATCATCTTGCATTACCAAACCCAGGTTGCCGGCATGATGATGGGTTTGGCGGACAAACTACAGGAGAGCACAAATGACGGAATTCAGTTGGCCGGAGACAATAACTCTGCTGGTGCAGGTAGTGCTGCCACTTTTTGTGGCCTTGGTGACCAAGGCCTCTGCGTCGGGGAGTGTGAAAGCTGTTTTGCTGGGCGCCTTAACAGCAGTAACCAACTTTCTGGTGCTGTTCTCGACAGCGTCTGACTGGCGGCTCCTGGCCGCTAACACGATTCTCGGTTTCGCTGTGTCCGTCGCCGTATACTTCGGCTTATGGAAACCAACCGGACTGACGGAGATTTTGTCCAGGTATCTGGTTGTTGATGAGATGAAAACCGGGCTAGCCAAGAATTAGTCCCCCCATAGGGGAGTGCCCCACACCTAACGGTGTGGGGCACTTTTTTTGTGTCCTGCTACTCGGGTTCCTTGTCCATCTGCTCGGCGAGCATGGACACGACAAGGTTTACTACTTCTGCTTCGAGGGTTTCGGCGAGCATAGTTCTCGCCGCGTTCAGCGCGTCGGCGAAGGAGTCCACTCCCCACATTGTGGTAGGCGGCAAGTAGATTGGGTATTCCGAGATGCCTGCCGCGGGGAGAACGACGCACGAAACAGAAAACTGGCCTCCGAGACTCCTATCGTAATGGTCACGCCAGATCGTGAAGATGACCTCATCGTTCCCGTGATATACGCGGGCACGGCGGGTTATAAGTTCGAACTCAACCTTTTCGACTTCCGTTTCCATTGAGCTTCTCCTCGTCTCGGTGGATAGAGCATTTCGTGTCCCCCGCGAGGGCGACACGGATACAATCTTGCGTTGAGCAGAACACGATCTTTTCTGGCACAACAGTATCGTATCAGATCAGCGGTTGTCTTGGTGCTGGAGCCGATAGTATGCCTGCCGGTTTGAAATTGCCCGGCGGCTGCCTACCGCCGGTAGGCCCCGGTATGCGTTCATCTTCCACGCGATATGTTGGCACACACGACGCAGTTTGCCCCGTTCCCCGACGGTCAGCTGTTCCGAGGTGCAGTACCTTCGGTAGATCAGTTCTAGCTGCCCTGGTCGTAGGGTTCGCATGGCTGCCTTCAGGTCAGCCCGGCAGGCAACAATGTCCAGCATGTCGCCAGGACCATCAAGGTCGGTTCCCGACAGAACCTGATCCAACAATACCGGTATAATACTGGTCTTATATGTGTATTGTGGGGACCGCTCCATGTTCTCGACCCGCATCAACTGAGCGGCACGCTTCACAATCCGGCTAATGTATCCGTGCGGATATTCGATGTGGTCCCAGCTGGGAA